GGCTTCGCATGGGAATGCGACATAGTCGCAGAAAGTGAGGATTAACATGGCAAAGATTGGCGTTAGAAAAATGTTTTACGCGGTGTATTCCGCGGATGGTACTTATACCGGCGGCGCGCAGTTTGGGAAGATCTCTTCCTTCAACTTCACGCCGACGACTTCCAACGTGAAGGACTACGGCGATGATGTCGTGGCAGAAGTCGCTAACGAGATGAGTGGCGGCACCCTGTCGATCGAAGCAAACCAGCTTACCCTGTCTGAGCGTGCGACACTGCTCGGACATACCTATTCGTCTGCGGACGGCCTCGTCGTTAAGGCAGACGATCAGGCTCCGTATGTCGGCGTCGGCGCGATCGCTGTGGAGATGGTCTCCGGTACGAAGGCATATGTCGGTAAGGTTTATCATAAGCTGATGTTCAAAGAGCCGAATGACGAGAATGCGACCAAGCAGGAGAACGTGGCGTTCGCGCATACCACGCTTGAAGCAGACGTGGTTCCGCAGACAGACTATACGATCAGCGCGGCCCAGTCCTTTGAGACCGAGGCAGAAGCTATCACATGGATCAAGGGTCTGCTGGATATAACCTGATGAGTAATCTCAGACCTTCAGGAGTGCCGGTCAACTTCAACGGAAGTGACCGGTACTTCCTTTTTACGTTCAAAGTTATCGACGAGCTGCAGGCGATGCATCCCGCGGTCAGCATCTTCAAGATGATCGAGGAAGCGGGCCGGGATACACTGGAAGGCCTGCTGTACCTGGTCGACATAGTCTATGCGCTGTGTGATGGATCCATATCGCGGACCGACATCATGCAGAGCCTGAAAACGAACACTTTGAGCGGGGGCGGAAGCCTCCAAACCGCCCGCGGGGCGATCGACCTGGCGCTGGTCGAGTCGATGCCGATCCCGGACGATACGGATGAACCGGAGCGCACAGAGTCCTCCGGGATCATCGAGATCCCTAAATTTCTGATCATATCCATGACCCGCTTCGGATATTCCGAGGCCGAGGCCTGGAATCTTACGCTACGCAAGTTCAGTCTCCTGAATGATGCGTACATGACTATCAACGGAATGAAGAAGGCAGAGGAACGCATGACGCTGTCCATGCTGCCTTGACGATAAGGAGCACAAGATGGCGGTTAACAGCAACGAATTAAAAGCCAGTGTCCGCCTCGACGGCGCCACCCAGTTCCGGAAAGACATATCGGACGTCAATTCCAACCTGAAGCAGCTCGATGCTGAATCAAAGAAGGTCACCGCCGAGTTCCAGGGGCAGGCCAACAGCGTGGAAGCGCTGCGGGCGAAGCAGGAGAACCTGAACAAGACCCTGGAGCAGGCCGAGCGGAAGGTACAGTTGTACGACAGCCGGATCAAGTCCCTCGAGCAGCAGCAGAAGAGAATAGCAGACAGTACTGAGGAATACCGTGACCAGCTGAAGAACGCACAGGAAGCCCTGTCCAGGATGGACAAGGGCACCGACGCATACGCGAAGCAGGAGAAGGCAGTCGAGGCGCTGGCGCGGAAGGTACAGCTCGGGGAGCAGAACCAGCAGAAGGCGACCAGCGAGATCGCGAAGTACAGGATCGAACAGACCAAGGCCGAGACCGCAGTTGCCAAGCTGAACCATGAGATCGACGACAATTCCAGGTATCTGGATGAGGCGGAACGGTCCGCCGATAAGTGCGCCGACTCCATAGATGAGTACGGCAGGCGCACCAAGCAGGCCGCAGAAGAGTCCCAGGGGCTCGGAGACGTCGCCAAGATCGCACTCGGTAATGTTGCAGCCCAGGCGGCAACGAGGCTTGCTGACGCCGCCATGGACGCCGTCAGGGCCCTCGGGGAAGCGGGCAGAGCTGCTGCCGCTTATGCGGATGAGATCCTTGCAGCTTCCCAGGTGACAGGGATGTCCACGGATACCCTGCAGGAGTATGCATACGCCGCGGAGCTGATCGATACGGATCTCGCCGATGTCGAGAAGGCACTGGGGAAGAATACCAAGTCTATGGCATCCGCGCAGGCCGGATCCAAGGCATATGCCAATGCATACAAGGAACTGGGCGTAGAGGTTGAGGATGCCAACGGCAACCTGAGGAATTCAGAGGATGTCTTCTGGGAGGCTATAGATGCTCTCGGACGGATGGAAAACAAGACCAAGGCAGATGCACTTGCCATGCAGATCTTCGGCAAGTCTGCCCGGGACCTGAACCCTTTGATCGAAGCAGGATCCGCGGGCTTCCGGGATCTGGCAGATGAAGCGCACAATGCCGGCGCTGTCCTGGACCGCGACACACTGAAGAAGCTGGGAGAGGTAGACGACTCCTTCCAGCGCCTGGAACAGCAGACCGGGGCGTTCAAGAATGCAGTCGGGGCGAGCATCGCGCCACTGCTCGGAACGCTTGCGGATGGCGCGACGGGCTTCCTGAACGCGATCACGAAGGCGCTGACACCTCCCCCGAACAATGACCTGCAGAACTTCCTGCAGGATATCAGCGACGAAGTCGAACAGACAAAGACAGACCTCGAAGGCATCGGCAGCTTCGACCTGAGAGTCGAAACAAACACGGCCGAGATCGAGATGTACCGGTCCGTTCTGGAGAAGGCGACCCGGGGCGAGGAGCTGTCCGAGTTCGAGAAGTATCAGCTGAAGACGGCGGTCGACAAGCTGGGCGGATCGATCCCGGAGCTGGCCGCTGCATACGACGAGGAAACGAGCTCGATCAACCTGACGACGGACGCGCTCGATGCGCTGCTGGAATCGACGGAGAAGCAGATCCGGCAGCAGGCGTACACCGAAGTCCTTGAGAGCGCCTACAAGGCGCAGGCAGAGGCGGCCCTGGAAGCGGCAAAGGCGCAGAGCGCTTATGAGTCCGCGACCGAGGAGCTGAACGCGACCCTGGGCGGAATGTCCGTCGATGACTTCCTACTGCTGACACCGGCGCAGGCGGATGCGCAGGCAAGATCACTCGGGACGACTAAAGAGGCGCTGTACGCGCTGATCCAGACGCAGGCCGACGCGGCCAGCACGCTGGGCGAAGCGAACCGGGCGACCGAGAAGGCGGGCCAGATCGTCGCCGACACGGAAGAAGCCTATAAGAACCTGACCAAGACCGAGCAGAAGAACGCGAACGAAAAGCGGCGGCTCAACAAGGTCAGTGAGGAGTCCGAGAAGCGGGACAAGAGCGCCGCGGACGCGAAGGATGACCTGATCGACAGCACGGAAGAGGAAGACCGTGCGATCAAGCACCTCGGGCAGACAACGGCAGACACGGCCAAAGAGACCGAAACCCACGCTGAAGGGCTCGCCCTTCTGGGCGATGCGCTCGGATGGGTCAAGGACGTCGCGGAAGAGAACGCTGACGGCGTTAAGGGATTCTTTAAGGATGTCGGCGACTCGATGAAGGAAGACATCGAGGAGAAGGTCAAAGCGGCAGCTGCTTCCGAGCAGGCTGCACTGGAGACGACCCGGCAGGCCTACGAGGATAACTACAATAGTATCAAGAACACGCTGAGCCAGAGGCTGAGCCTGTGGGATGTGTTCAACGGCGGCGAGGATGTCACCGTTGAGCAGATGATCGAGAACCTGAAGTCCCAGACTGAAGGCATCACGCAGTACAAGGAAGAGATGGCTGCGGTCATCGCGGAGTACGGAGACGAGCTCGGCCCGGATCTGATCAACACGCTGCAGAGCATGGGCACGGATGCGGCCAACACATGGCACCACATGTTCGTGACCATGTCCCAGGATAACGCTCCGGATTTGTTCAAAGAGATGGGGCAGCAGTGGGCCGAGGGCCTGAATCTGTCCGATCAGATCGCCAAGTACTGCGCGGGTAACCTCACAGCGTACCAGGTGGCGACCAATCAGCTCGGATCCACAAAGATCGAGTGGACAGGGCTGCGTGAATCAGTCCAGAACATGACGCCGGAGCTGGACGCAGCCATCACGGCGGCACAGGAAGCCGGGGTACAGATCCCCGACGGACTGGCCGAGGGGCTGGCATCCGGAGAGACGACCGCGAGCGACGCGGTGCAGCTGCTGACCAAGTCCATGCAGGGCACCTTCCGGGGCTTGTATGAGATCGCGGAACAGTCCGGCGTGCAGATCCCGGAAGGCCTGTCCAAGGGCATGGAAGGATCCGCTGAGGAATACCGGGCTGCGATCGGCCAGCTGACGGACGCCCTGTCCGCAGCAGGCTATGACGCCGGTCAAGCCGCGACAGAAGAAATATCCACCGCTATGAGTGACAGCACGGACACGGTCGAAGGCGCTGCTGAAGACACGGCCGGAGCTGCTGCGGATGCCGCAGAAGGCAAAAAGAGTGAGTTCCAGTCCGCCGGATCCTCCGCCGGTTCGCAGTACGCATCCGGGGTGACGTCACAGAAGGCCGTAGCTACCAGCGCCGGCCGGCAGCTCGCGCAGGCCGCAAAGACCGGCGCAGACGCCCGGAAGGATGCCTTCAACGATGTTGGCGTGAATATGGCGAGGGCTCTTGCCGCCGGTATCAGAGCCGGGCAGAGCAGCGCGATCAATGCTGCAGTATCTATGGCCGTCGAGGCATACAAGGCAGCGAAAAATGCAATCGGGCAGCATTCCCCGACCGGTATCTTCAGGGATGAACTCGGCAAGAACATCCCGCTGGCAGTTGCTTATGGTATCACGGAGAACACGCAGCCGGCAGAGAGGGCGGCGGCCGTCATGGCGCGGTCCACTTATGACGCCGCAAAGTATGCTGCAATGACCGAAGCAATGGCGAGCCAGACAGTGGCAGCACCGGCACCCGTGGTGAACGTAGACACGGCACCGATCGCGAGGATGATCGGATCCAGCCAGCCCGGAGCACAGATCGTGAACTACTTTACGATCAGCGGGGCAACGGACCCGAAGGCATTCGCGGATGACTTCGCGGCAGAACTGACACAGAAGTTAAGGAGTTAAGCACAGATGGCTAAAAGCATAGCACCGACAGGGCTGTCGGTATCCCGGAACGGCTCCCAGTACACACTGTCGTGGAAGCTGGGAGACTCGGACTATAAGGACGGGGAGAAGCTGTGGTGGCAGGTGAACGGTGGAGCCGCTTCTGCACCGATCAATCTCGGAAAGAACAATCCCACATCCTATGTGATCACTCCCGGCCCCGTCTGGCAGGTCGGGTTTGCTGTTTGTGGCAACCGTTCAACCTACACAAAGAATAAGAAAAGGGTGAAACCCGGCTGGTCAAATTGGGCAAGCCTATCCTACTTATCGGAAAAGCCCGCCCTTCCAACACTGGAATATAGACGGGACAGTGCAAACAGCGGAACCTTCAGCTGGTCGCATTCGCACAGCGACACGGACAACGCACCATTTTCGCATGTTGAGGCGTGCACATGTGTCGTGACACATCTCGGGTACCCGACTGAGGCCGAATGGGGTGCGCCCATCACGGTGGCAGAATCAGGAAGCCAGTCCATCACGGAAACTGCGTCCGGGAATTTTGTCCGGTGGTACCGTGTCCGGGCAGTTGGCGTTGCAGGTACAAACGGCTGGGCGGATGCGCATCATCCTTATGGTACCCCGTATCCGGCAATCTTAGACACCGCCGTGGCTGATGCATACGGCTCCGTTTCCAGGCTGTCGGCTGCATGGAGGTGCGGATATAACGATCTGGCGCCGCTGGACACCCTGACGATCCAGTACGTGATAGACACCCCGACGGATACGGCTTTGACTGCGCCGGCATCCGGATGGGAAGACGCCATCACGGTAACGCCACATAGCTGGCAAGACAGCATTGTCGTCAACGTCGAGGACGTTGTTGGAGACGATCAGGTTATGTGGGTGCGGATCATAACCACCCACGATGAAAATAGTAACTACAGCAATGCTATGGTCGCAAAAATCGGGGCACTGGTCGCTCCGGACATCAATGCGACGCCGAATGCGACGACAGGTGATGTTGCTATCAGTATCACGGAAAACACAGATTGCGCCGCTGCATGTACAGCGATCTTCTTCCGGTCAGAGGATGATCCGTCCAATGACCGCATAGTTGCGATCCTCCCACACGGAACGACAACCACGACGATCAACGTGCCTGCAGTGATAGGCGCTGAGACGACCTGCTTCGGCGCTTATGCCTTTGTTGGCACATATTCCGGAACGATCATTTCCGAGATCAAAATGCGGTCTGTGGCAAAGATTGATTCAGACATTGTGGCGCTGGCGCCTGCGGTGATATCCGCAGCGATGGGTCCGGTGGATGGATCAGTCCGGATCGGATGGGAGTGGTCATGGTCCCGCGCTACGATCGCGGAGCTGTCATGGGCAGACAATGAGTATGCCTGGGAATCAACAGAACAGCCGACCATGTACAGGGTTGATGATACCTACTCCAGCTCATGGATCGTTATGGGACTTGAGACCGGGAAGCGGTGGTATTTCCGAGTCAGACTTATTGATGGCAGCGAGGAAGAGGAAGTCATCGGTCCCTGGTCCGGGCTGGCGTCGTATGACCTATCCAGTGTGCCGGATAAACCCGTCCTGAATCTTAGTAAGACGGTAATCAATGAAGGTGACACCTTCACAGCAAAATGGGGATACAGCTCTACGTCTGCCAATGACATGCAGGCCTATGCGGAGATCTGCGAAGTTTCATTCTCGGGCAACACGCCGGTATATGGGGAACTGATCGCTTACACGGAATCTTCTCAGAGCGTTGAGATCAGCCAGGACTGGGCGACAGGATCCGTGCATACGTTAGCGGTCCGGGTGACATCATCGACCGGGACACAGTCAGAATGGTCCGAGCCGGCGAGCATATATGTCACGGAGCCGGTGAGCATCAGTATAAGTCAGAGCAGCATCGTGAATGGCGAGTTGACGGCAATGCCGATCGTGGTGACAGTCACAGGCGCCGGCACGTCCGGAACAACGGCTTTGATCATCAAGCGGGCGTCAGACTATCACCTGTACAGACCGGATGACCGCGACTTTGACGGATATGCGGGCGAGACGATCGCAACCCACAGCCAGACCGGTGAAGCGCAGATCACAATCAATGTAGCGGATCTTGTCGGACATCTGGACGATGGCGCGAGATATATGCTGGTCGCAACTGTCACTGACACATACGGCCAGACAGCATCTGAGGAGATCCCTTTCCAGGTAAACTGGACGCATAAGGCCGGGGTGCCCGGAGCGATAGTCAAGACAGATAAGTATCAGCGCATCACGATGATTACTCCGCTTGTTCCGAGCAATTATGTGGAAGGCGATACCTGCGACATCTACCGGCTCAGCGCCGATCAGCCTGAACTGATCGTAAAAGGTGCTGAATTCGGCACTACTTATGTGGATCCCTATCCCGCTTTCAGCGAAACAGGTGGTCACAGGCTCGTGACAAGGACGATCAATGGCGATTATGCAACGGCGTCCGGACTTGGGTGGTATGACACCGACTCCGGAGATGGAGATTATCTGGACGACAGGAAAATGATCATTGATGTAAACGGCGAGCAGATCGAGCTTCCATATAACATCGAGCTGTCCAACTCGTGGTCAAAAGACTTCCAGCGGACCAAGTACCTAGGCGGATCAGTACAGGGTGACTGGAATCCGGCAGTCACAAGGGACCTGAGCGCGAAGACGGTCCTGCTGCGCGGCCGGGATCTGGATCAGCAGCTGGCCATGAGAGACCTTGCCGGATATGCAGGCATCGCCCACATCAGGACACCGGACGGATCCTCTATGGCCTGCGACATACAGGTCCGCGAGGCTATGGACTACAAGTCGAAGCGCGTGTCATACACGCTGGCAGTCCAGGCGATCGATCCGCAGAGGAACGACGGGATGACCCTGGAAGAGTGGATCGAATCCCACCCGATCGGCGAATAAGGAGAAGGTATATGAACTGGACCAGAGGCTTCTCGGCCTTGTATGAGCTTAAAAAAGTGGACCCCGTGACCTGGATGGACATGGGGGCCTTCGAATTTACGGGCGGATCCATAAGCCTGACAGATGGCAACCTGCAGGAGTCTGCGGCCATACAGATGACCACAGATCCCGGAGAATGCTGGCTGCGGGTGTACCTGAACGCGAAGCAGGAAGGCAGTGGGGCGCGGATCGCGCTGTTCACAGGTCTGACATCGACCCCGCAGCGGGATCTTGACGGGATCCGGGAGAGCTTCCAGGCGACCTGTTATTCCGTGCTGAAGCCCGCAGACGATGTCCTGGTACCGTGCGGTTATTACGTGCCGGCAGGAGCCGACGGGGCACAGATAGCCGCACAGCTGCTCAGCGTCGGTCCAGCGCCGGTGACCTGTGAAGATAACAGTCCGCGGCTCCTGGAACCGATCGTAGCAGAAGAGACAGACTCGAACCTGTCCATCGCCCAGCAGATTGTCGAGGCGATCGGGTGGCGGATCCGGATCAGCGGGGATGGATCCATATCGATAGAACCTGCAGCAGAAGATATCAGCCTCAGGCTGGACCCGCAGGAGAACGACTCCGTGGAGCTCAAGATCACAGACGCACAGGACTGGTACTCAGTTCCGAATTGTTACCGCGTATCGACGGGCAGCCTTTACGCGGTAGCGCGTGACGACGATCCGGACAGTCCGCTGTCTACAGTGAGCCGGAAGGCAGCCAGGGGCGGCACGGGTGAGATCTGGGCGAGCGAGAGCGGAGTGTCCCTGAGTGATGGGGAATCGATCGCCGAGTATGCAGCAAGGAAACTGAAGGATGCCCAGGCGGCCGCCCGAAATATCACATATACGAGACGGTTCTTTCCGGATGTCCTGATCGGGGACCTTGTAAGCCTGCATTATCCCGGCGTCGGTATAGACGGCATATTCCGGATAAGCCGCCAGACGATCACGCTGGGATACGGCGCGAAGATACAGGAGGAGGTGGTCAAAGAGTGAGCGCTATTGATGAACTGGCCAGGATCCTGAAAAAGGACCGGAACATCGGCACAGATTATACAGGCACTGTGACAAAGGTCGAAGGAAATGTGGCGTATGTGCAGCTCTCCGGTGCGGATATCAACGATACACCCGTAAAGATGTCAGTCAGTGCAAAGAAGGGCGACACGGTCCGGGTGCGGGTCAACAAGGGTAAAGCATGGCTCGTGGGGAATGACACGGCCCCACCCACGGATGACACGTATGCGAAGGAAAGCGAGGTCATCCTGAGCAAGGAAATCAAGAAAACGAATGCGACAGTCAAGACGGTGGAAGGCACGGCAGCTGAAGCCCGCAAGATCGCCGGTAACACTGATCAGTATTTCTGGCATGTGACATCCGGGACTGACACAGGGGCGCACCTGACAGAAAAACCGCAGAAGGAATTCCTTGAGGATCCGGACAACGGGGGCGGCAATCTTCTGGCACGAAGCAATGGCGTTGCGATCCGGAACGGACTGAAGGAGCTGGCACAGTTCAGCGCGGACGGGATCTCATTCGTTGACCCGCATGATGTCGAAGTGTTCGATGAATCGATAAGCGAAACATCGACAAACACCTATTTTTCAGAGACATACACTTCCGAGCAGTTCGGGCCTACGGAATCCTACACCGTGACAATGGACAATCCGTATTTCCTTCCGAACGGCGAGTCTGCAGAAGGTGCGATATCTATCGATCTCGATGTCTATGATGATGACATAAACCCACCAGACACAATAAGTGATACGCTCCCGATCCAGCTGGACACAGGCCTGTCCACGACAATGTGCAACGGCATCCTGACCGTTGTATACGATCCGGTCACGCGGACAATCCTGATAAGCTGTGCGAATCGGAGCTATGCATCATACGCTGTGTCGGTGACGGTCGAGTGGACGGTCCGCATTCGCCCTGCATCGCTGTCCTTCGGGACACGGTATGGTGACAGGGGCGCATATTCAAGTACTTTCGGACTCGGCCTGAGAGCAGAACGGCGAGAGCAGGTCGCGATCGGAGCCTACAACGAAAACATATACAGGAACATCTTCGAGGTCGGCAATGGTACCGGCGATACAAACCGCTCGACCGCCTTTTCCGTAGATGATGAAGGAAATGTTCTTGCCGCGGGCGACTATAAGGCAGCCGGTGAGCGCCTAGATTACGATTTTATATCTGTCAATTCGCCGTTCCAGCTGCTGTACTGCCATGCGAGACGCTTCGGCGGGATGATCCACTTCTCGATGGAGATCTTCATCAGCAGCACCTTCGTGGCTAACTACAGATACACGGTCGGAACGATCGCTTCTGGCTATGTGCCGAGGACTATCGAAGCGGGTACCGGCCACAGCACGGACAGCGGATACAATCCGGTTGGTTCAGTGACATGGATCGCTAACACGAATGGTGATCTGCAGATCAGCCTGCAGTCAACCGCAGGGGCGTATGTCTTCCTGCAGGGCTTCTATCCATATAGATAAGGAGAAATAAGATGGCAAACATTGTTTTAGACTTTCTTCACAACTACCAGACGGGCGAGCGCCGGGAGAGTGAACCGGCTACCGCCTACCAGTATGACGAAGGCCACGTTCTGGAAGCCGTCCTTCCGGAAGTGATCACTTCATGTGAGATCCACTACTGGATCCGCGGGATGGAAGACGCGGACGCCTACACGCCGACATCGATTACGCCGAATAGTGACGGCAGCTGCACCGTGCTGGGGAACATTCCGAACTCGTACTTTGAAACGAATGGAGAACTCCGGATCTATATCGTTGTGACGGATGGCACTGCCAGCATCACTACTTACGAAGGAAAGCTGCATATCTGCCAGCGTTCTATGCCGGAT